GACTGCGCATTCCGCATCTCTTCTATTCGTCTACGATTGTTTTCGTTAATTTGATTTTGTTTCTCTCTTTCATTTTGTTCTCGCTGATTTTTAATATTTTCCTGTATCTGGTTACCTCTGTCGTGATGACCACCACTAGGTTGACTAGATCTACTAACTGTTCTTTGTGATCTTTGTGTTCTACTTCTAGAAGTCTGCCCTCTTGCTCTGTCCCTTGCTGACATTATCTTCTGCCTTGGGAATTTAATGGTGCCCTTAATACTCCTCTACTTTCTTGTATTCGTGGAAGATAATATTCCATAAAATCTTCATAAGTAACCATAACTTTACTAGGTCCAGAACTTTCTACGAATGCTCTGTATTCATCTTCATAAGGTCTTCTTCCAGCAAGGTTTAAACCTGACTGCATCATAGAAGCTATGCCGGCTTCTCTTAAATCATCATTGAATGGAGGGGGTTCTTCCCGATTATCTGCACCAAATTTTACGCTTATTTTAGGGAACGGATATTTCTGAAATTTATCAAAATCACCTTGTGGATTTGCTGATCCTAGTTCTGGTGCTGTTAAATATCTAAGCCATTTATCTGTTTCCTGTGGGTCTTGTCTTACGTTTCCTGGAAATACTGGAGGTGGGGATACATACTCGTTTTGGCTTCTTATGAAATCTTCTTTTCCTTGATCAAATGGTAATGGTTCTTCGAAATCTTCTATTGGGCCTTCGAAATATTCTATTGGATGTTGTTCTATAACATCAGGTGCTACAACATCAATTCCTAATCTATTATTCCGTTCTGCTATGGCGTCTAACATATTTTCTTCATAACCGTAAGGAATGTTAATAGGGCCTTCTAGTAAATTTGTAGATCTTGCACTTGATACGTTCATTCTAGGATTAGTGCCTTCTACTACAGGATACTGTGACATTGGATCTAAATTTTGAGGTATCCTATCTATGTCTATATCCCTTGCTTCTACTGGCAACCCTTCATGCGGCCATGGTCCTTCATACTCATCCGGAGATGGTCCTCCATATGGAACATTTTCTAGGTGTGGTCCGAATGTTTCTGTTATGTATCTTTGCTTATCTTCTTCATTATCATCTATCATAGTAGGAAGGCCTCCATCTTTTCCCATCTTTACTATTTCTGAAAGAATGGATCCTAATATTCCACCTTTTTCTGCAATATCCATAAATCCACCTGTTAGTGGATACATCTTATTATAAACTGGTTTATTCGTCTGTCTTACATCACGGCTAAGATCCACATATTTATCCATCATCTCGTGTGGTGTGTATCCTAGCATTTCACCCATAGGGTTTTTTCCATATCGGTTAAGCATTCTTCTTCTGTCTTTAAATTCTTGCACCATAGGATCATTACGATCCATGTTAGGAAGTTGGCGTTGGATATCCATCATACGATTGTAATTTTGTCCATGCCCACTACGCGCAAAGTCACGGATATTGTCCCGCTGATTAAATTTAATAGCGGGACGATTAGCTTCCCTATTTATTCTTTGTCTATCAGCAAATGTTGCCATTATACACCTGGCACAATAATTACTTTAAGAACTACTAAAACAACCACGACAACAACACCGGCTTTAATCCAGTCTTTCATGCCCCAGTCATTCCATTCTTTGAGATGACCCCAAATATCTTTCAATAACTTCATATTTACCTCCTGTTTAACATTGTTTATCTTTCATGCCACCACTGACTCTTCCGCCGTGATGGTATGCTTTTTTCTTTTTCACCGCTCCACCTTTATTCTTTTTCACCGTTCCGCCTTTTTTCTTTTTTAATCCACCCTTCTTGTATCCAGCCATATTGACTTTCTCTCCCGTTGCGCGTGCATGCTTCTGCGCCTGCTGCACTCCAGCTGAAGTGTATGGAAATTTTTTCTTACCTACCTGTGGCATTTGCTATTCCTCCTCTGTGTTTTTTAGTTATTCCACCTTTTTTCATAGTCTTGCTACCATATTTTTTAGTCCATTTCCTTGCTATTGCAGGCTCCTTTGCCCACATGTATTTTCTTTGTTTTTCCGATTTGAAAGGCATTAGTGTATTGTTGGTTTCTCCGCATGGGGAAGAGCATGTAAAATCTCCTCCTGTATCATGAAACTGTCAGCCACCGTTGCAAACATTCTTGCCGTATCCTCAGGACCTAATGCCCTAATATACATATTTCGTGTAACAGCCAACATGGCGCCACATACCTGCAAATAATCCTCCTCTGAATGTATCTCACTGGCGGCGAGATCCTCCACTTTTTGCATGACTGAACTAAGTTTGTCCAGTTGTTTTTTTATTTTGTCCATTTGATCGTGAGCGCGCATTTTCCTGTGCTATCCTCTCAGCTGTTTGGTTTTTCATGGCCTCCCTTGTAGATGCCATGTTCTCTTTTAGAAGAGCCATTGCCTCCGTTGAATCTTCCTTATTAACATCTGCTGAAGCTTTCATCAAGTCAATACTTGTTTCCGCCTCCAGCTTGTCTCTTTCAAGATCAAGTTTTTCAGAGTCAATCATCATGTCCTTCTGCATCTGCATTTGAGCCTGCATTGCTTTCAGGTCAATTTCTTGCTGTTTAAGCTTAACAAGTGGATCTTGCTGTTCACGGCTTATTCTAGCTTCCTCATCCTGTGCCAATTGCTTGGTCATTTGGGCTTCTATTTTAGCCTGCTCGGACGCCTGTTGGTTAACTAGTTGATCCTGTTGCTGTTGCAATTGTTGCATTGCTTGGGGATTTTGCTGTGCCTGTTGCATTTGTTGTTGCAACTGCTCAAACTGTTGCTTGAATTTTTCAGTGACTTGTTGTGCTGCAATCAATGAAATATGCTCTGACACGTGTGCCTGTAGCATTGCATATAATTGCGGATTAATTTGTACCATTCTTGTAAACATGAATTCAGCATGTGCTTCTATATGTGCCATATGATCTTGCATTGGAAACGCCTTAGGTCCTTGGCCTCTCATAGCACCTGCATTTTCCATTGCGGGACTAATAGGTTCTGGCATTTCAGGATCTGGTTTTAATATTGAATCCACATTATCCACACCCATCGCGTCATACATTCTTCTATATGCTTCACGCAAATTGTGCAGTTGCGGTGCAGCTGTCGCTAATTGCAATTGCTGCTGTGCCAATGTAACACGTTGCGCCATGGAGAATATATTTGGATCCGATACGGGAATAATATCCACTCTATCATCAAAATCCGCTTGCTTTATCATTTGGTTTCCACCCACAACCATGTAAGGATATTGTGGTGGAAGATAAATCTGAAATACTTTTGCAAGCATTTTAAATTCCATTCGTTGTGCACAATGCAATCTTTTATGAATCGCACTCATTACCTTGGTTCCACGCTCAATTAGTGCAAGCGTCGTTCCTACGGGATTCTGTTCATTTCCTTCACCCATTTTCATATCAGCTATTGCAGCAAATGATTTTCCTGCATCAACCGCGAAACCCAACAATCCAAATAATACCTGTGATGGTTCCTTATAAGGAAGTGGTAATAGTGATTCCTTTATGGAAGTTCCTGTTACATCCACATCCCTGAATTCACCTGGTTGCAATGGCTCGTCATGGTCACGTATACGCATGCCACGTGCCTTGAAACCTGCTGGCAGGTTAGCGAGTGTGCCAGCATCAATTAACTGCCGCAAAACACTTGTTGCTGTTCGCGATAACCCACCTAGCATGTGTATTAGACCAAATCCATATAGGCCTAGTCCTGGGAGGAACTTGTAGTGTACAAAATAGTCATTCTTTGCGAAATTTGGATCGCCTTGTTTCCAGTTTCTTCTTATGGATAAAATTTCACGTGAGTACTGGTCAATGGAAACTATGTAAGGAAGCTTAACGCCTGTTTCGTCCTCGAATCCTGGAACGTCAGCATTGACATGCATTTCCAGTATGACATGCTCTTCATCACTTGATCCGTAACTTTTCTCTGTTCCTTCCAGTTCATTAACCTTATCCACAATATCGTTGGTATCAATTTGTCCTGTTGAAAGTTCAATGTCACGGTAGAATCCTCCGAGTTGCTGCTTTCTTATATCATTTCCACTTGTCTTGATTATATGCGTTACGCGGTCAGCACCCGCAAGGTCTGTAGCCATGTAATTTATAACCAAATCCTCACCGGCAATGAATTTTGCAACAGCACGTTTTAATATTCCGTCATAATAAATCTTCTTGAATGCTGATCCAGCCAACGGAAGATAGAACAGCAACTGATCCATGTCAGGATCGTATTCACTCATGACATCCGTTATCTGGTAATTCATGAAATCCTTTACTCGTTTTGCCTGATCCTCCACTTCTGGAGTGGATAATCCTACAACTTGGGTACGAACGGGGCCGCTTGGGGGGAGAAGTTCCTTATACGCTTGAGCCTGAAACTGTGTAACAGATTCAGCGAGTAAGGGGTGTACGACCCCGGATGCACCTTCGAACGGCTGTGTGCGGTCTTCATACTTGAAGCCTAGCATATCAAGGCCTTTGATATAGGTATCTTCCCAATCTTTCCTTGAATCACGATCCGATTCGAATTCTGCAAGTAAGTCCGATGAGAACTTACCTAAATCACCATCCTCAATATAATCCGCCAAATTGGCGTCATGGGGAATGTTTGATGTATCCATTGGAGCGTTTGGATCAAGATTGACCTCTGCTCCACCGTCTTCCATTAATTCTATGTCTGGTTCAAAGTTAACGCCTTTATCCGGCTCCAATTGTACTTCTTCGCCAGTAGGCTCTATCTCGAGTGCACCCGTAAGTGCCTCTAAAGCTTTGTCTATGTTGTTTTTATTATCAGCCATTTACAGCTATTCCCCCTCTCTTATATGCAGGTAGGCCGCGTGCGACATTTAATCTTGCTTGATCATCTAACCAAATCAATGGAACTTCCCATCCTCTACCTTTATCATCTATTATAGATGTTTTTAAATATTTTGCACCACTTTTCTTTGCCACTTTTTTCATGGCACCTTCCGCCATTGGTCCGTACGCCACAACGTTTCCGCCGTAATCCTGATTTCCTGGTGAAAGCTTTCTGTTCTTGATCGCGGAACTTGATATGGTTACGCCGTCATAACCGCCTTCCTGCGCCACTTTTTCTGCGTATTTAATTACAAATTCGTTATAGTCCTCCGTCTTGCTGTATGGCCCTTGTGCAACGCCACTATGGTCGCCCTTAGCCATTTTAGCTTTCTTTTCATCAATAATTTTTCTTGTTTTTTCTCGTTCCTTGTTAAGCCTATTTATTCTTATTTGCGTTTTTTTTGTCTGTGGCTGCGCGGCCAAATCTTCAATCTTGGAAACAAGCAACGCCAAATGCTCTTCATTTGCCTTATCCACTGTCTCCACAATCATATCACCACGTGGTGCATATTTTGATTGCTTCACTGAACCCGGAACTGGAGGTTTTCCTTCCATTTTCATTCTTTTAACGGATCTCATGGCGGAATTTACTTTTTGGTGCATATCGGACTGTATTTCCTCTATGTGCAGTATTCTTCGTCCAAACTCATCCGTTCTATCAGATGTACGCATATGAACGAATCCTCCCATCTGATCTTTGTCGCTTAATCTTGAGAAATGGTCCGCACCAAGATCCTGATAGCGTGCTACAGGTTCCGTTTCACGAAGCGATCCTGCTGGATGCTTGTACCTGAAAAGAAATTCACGGTAATTCTGTCCGCCACCTAGCGTCTGCTGTCCTCTGTATTGAACATCTCTTGCATACTTCTTGAATCCAGCCGTTCTTGCTCCTGAGAGCTGTGAAATCTCCTGCAGGACCTTTTTAAGTTCAAATGGAAATTTCTGTGGAAATCCTTCCATAATGGAGTTGGCAACGCCAAAATTA